AGAAGTTCTTCGATACGAGAGTGAAGCTCAACACGACGAGCAAGATACATTTCTTTAGCGGCAGAGTTAGAAACAGACATAGGCAGACTCCTTGGTTGGTGGTTGAAAAAAAAAAAAACAAGCCCACCCCAGAAGGAGCAGGCTTGAGAAACAGTTAGGCAGGCACAGGCACACCCCACGCAGTAGCCAAGCGAGCAGCAGGAGCGAGGAGCGGAGAGGACACACGATAAGCAACCTCAGAAGGCGACTCAACAGCAGCAGGAACAACCGCAACAGCATCAAACCAGAACGAACCAGCAGCAGAGGCACGACCCCAGCCAGCACGGAAGCCAAGAACCACAGGCACACCAGCCTTGCGAGAGGCAACCAACGCAGACCACAACCCACGACCAGCCACAACCTGACCACGGACACGACAGACAAACGAAAGACCGCAAGCAGACGAGACCAAGATGGAGCGAGAAGCAGGACACCACGCAACAGAAGCAACAACAACCGAAGCACGAGCGAACGAAGAAGCACCAGAGAGAGAAAGAGAAACCATGAGAAAGACCCCAAAAGAAAACGGTGAACCGCACCGAGGACGGAGAGGGCAAAACGCCCAAGAGACCCAGAACGCAAGAAAGCGAACAGGGGGGAGCAGCACCCCAGGAAGGGGTACAACAACACAACACATCTTTTTTATACATAGACAAAGACAAGCCCCCTAAGAAACCCTATTAAAACACCACCTTATAGGAAAATTTTAGTGAGGACTAATATGGACAATAAACGAAAGCTAGAATTAGCCAAAGAATTATTTAAACGTAAAAAACAAGGGGAATACAAATTAGACTTTGAACTATTCGCCAAAGAACAAATTAGGATAATAACCAAAAATGCAAGTGTAGGGTTCGTACCATTCACATTCAATGCAGCTCAAATAGAAATAAATCATCAGTTAGAAACTCAACGAGAAAAAACTGGAAAAGTGAGAGCCATTATATTAAAGGCTAGGCAGCAAGGAATAAGTACCTACTGTGCAGCACGAGTTTTTTGGAAATCATTTTTTACTCCCTACACTCGATCTGTCGTTATGGCTCATGACAGTGCCACTTCAGATGCACTCTTTAACATGAGTCGAAACATTATTGAAAACATGGAAGACAGACCTGTGTTACAAAAGAGTAATGCGAAGGAGATCTTATTTGAACATAACAAAAGTGGTTATCGACTTTACACAGCTGGTGCTAAGGAGGCTGGTCGAGGTACAACACCAACGATTGCTCACCTCTCTGAGGTTGCATTTTGGCAATTCGATGAGCAGATCCTTGCAGGACTTTTCCAAGGAATTAGTCAGGAGAACGAAACAGAAGTGATATTAGAAAGCACTGCTAATGGAGCGAGTGGAGAATTTTTTAGATTGTTCCAAGGAGCTATGCTAGGTGAAAATGAGTACGTACCTATATTTTTACCTTGGTTTATAACTCCAGAGTACAGAAGGAAAGCCCCAGAAGGGTTTGAGAGAACAGATGAAGAAGAAGAATTAGTAGAAAAATATTCTTTGGATAATGACCAATTATACTGGAGACGATTAAAGATAGGTGAGAGTGGAGAACGAAAGTTTATACAGGAGTATCCTGCATCTGCTGAACAAGCCTTTCTTGTCACAGGTAATAGTGTTTTTGATCAAGAGATAGTTAATATGTACGATGTTCGTACTGCAGACTACATAAGACACTTTGATTATGATAGTAATTACTTTGAAGATCATAAAGGTGGACACTTAGAACTATGGAAGACTCCTAAGTTTGAAGATCGCTTTATTATCGGTGCAGATGTCGCACTAGGGGTAGGTCAAGACTACTCCACAGCAGTTGTTATGAACAAAGAGAGGGAAATTTGTGCAGTATTTAGAGATAACTATGTTGATCCTAGCGTTTTTGGTGATATATTATTCTATTTGGGTCGCTATTTCAACAATGCTTTACTAGCAGTTGAGAGTAATAGTCTAGGAATAGCCACATTAAACAGATTAAAACAAATGAACTACGTTAACCTATACTATCAGACTAAAGCTGCCAACTTAAAGAAAGATGAAGGCACTAAACCTGGATTTAGGACAACAGTTTCTACAAAACCAATGATTATAGGTAACCTTAAGCGTGCTGTTGAAGAGCATGATATAGGTATATGGTCAGATACTATTATAAGAGAGCTAAGAACATATGTTGCAGCAGAAAATGGTAGCACTAATGCTCTTTCAGGTAACTATGATGACACCGTTATGGCTCTTGCCATTGCATTTGAAGCATATAGAACACATCAACACAGATTAACTGACGACACTATCTCATGGAGAGATAAAGTTGGAGCGTTAGAGGAGAATAACACAGTATGGCTATAAAACCCAGTGCTAACTCATTAAACAACTTAGAGAAGATAGAATCTTCAGATATGGCTAATGAGTATCGTTTGAGAGGACTAGAAACTCGTAGAAAAAATAAAGAACAAAGAGAACTTGCTAAGAACACTATACTAGCTATGAAGAGTATGGGTGATGATGCACCAAATGCTATAGAAGCTCTTAACTACGTGTTAGTCAAGGCTATGGAAGACGATGATTCAGAACAAATAGTAAAAGTAGCTAGTATTCTTGCTGAATACCAAGCACCTAAGCTATCTCGACAAGACGTTACACAAACAAACATAGATGCAGGTGATTTATCAGATGCAGAATTAGAAGAGGAACTACAGAAGTTCACTCTTAACTAATCTACCATTGTCCTCACTTTGTCTGGGCTGCAAAGGGTAGAGAAAGCCCAATACCATGGAGACTAATATGGCAATGTCATTTGAAGAGGCTCAACGCCTAACAAATCAAAAGCTAACTAAACAAAGAAAAGGATATCTTGCTGAAAACGCTTATCGGCAATCCCCTGAAGGAATACAAAGATCTAAAGATAGAGTTAAATCTATTGGTTCAACTGCTTTAGATTATACACCTTATGCAATCTATTCAGGTGGAAAACAAGCTATAAAAGATTATAATGAAGGAAACACCGCAGGAGCAGCTATTGAAGGCTTGTTTGCACTTGCTTCAGCAGTTCCTGGAGCTATGTTAGCAAAGAAAGGTATAAAAAGTGGATACAAAGGATTAAAAAATTTATTTCAAGGACCACTCTCACCACAGTATAATAGTGAAGGGGGTTTTATACCAACTAAAAAAAATTTAAAAGAATTTTTAAAACAACAAGGACAATCTCAATTTAATAAGTTGATGAAACGTCTAAATGAGATGTATGGAGATGCTCATACTCTTTTTACAGGTCAAGGCGGAGACATACCTGGGGGATTTATTAAAAATAACATGGGTGTTTATACTAAACCAAAAGTATCTCTTAGTGGAAGAGCACCTACAGCAGATGAGTATGCAAAAATACAAGGAGAAGGAAAACGATTAGTAGCTATACCTTATAGTCCTAATACTAACTTTAATAAATTTGAAGAAACAATAATAAGCAATCCAACAATGCCAACTCATGGTGGTCATGAAGTTAGGATCGGTCCTTTAGCTTTACAAAAAACAAAGAAAGATATTATCGGTGGTAAACCAATATCATTTCCTGCTGGTATTGCAAGTAATCCTACTTTAGTAAATCAATTAGGGGATATGAGTCTTGATCAGCTTAGAAATTGGGCATCTAAAAATGTATTTAGTAAAGGCGGTAAAGTAAAATGAACAGTCCATGCGTAGGCATTTGTCGGTTAAACGATAAAGGCGTTTGCACTGGTTGCTTTAGAACAATACAACAAATCAGAGAAGCATATGAAAAAACAGTTACAAAAGGATAGTATCTATAATGACTATGACACAGATGGTGATGGTGTAGTGACTGATGAGGAACTAGAACAAGCCAAACTAATAAAAGAAACAGAGACAGCACTATTAAAGCAAAAGGCACAGTTAAAAATGGCTGTGTACACACTTCTAGCCATGGGTTTATTCACAGCAATAATGTTTGTAATCCCTATAGAAAGAATAAATGCTCTTTCAGATATCAGTAACCTATTTTATATAAGTGGAGCAGGCATAGTTGGTGCATACATGGGCACAACCGCTTGGATGAATAATGTCAATAAAAAAAGGTAATGATACGTTCAGTGGCTATAACAAGCCTAAGAGAACACCTAAACATAAAACAAAAAGTCATG